TGTTTAGGTTACTAACCATTTGGTGACCAACTATGTTGCCTCCCCAAGTTCTGTAGCTTCCATTATGGCTTGCTTGAAAAGCACCTTCTGATATTATTCGTGCATTTTGTGTTGCTGCTGCTGTAGCACTAGAACCGGCTGAAGGTGCTGTGTACCAACGATGTGTACCACTTTGCTGACTGTAAACTGAAACAGCGCCTTCCCTTATATGCTGGAAATCACCACTTGCGTTAAGTATAGCATTACTAGACAACATGCACCGTCTGTCAGAATTAGAAACATCTAGATTAAACAAAGAACCAGATTGACCTAATTGTAAAGCTGTGGTATTAAACGATGTACGCCAACTTGTGCTTGGTATTGTGCCAATACCAACATTGCCTGACGCTGTGACCCGCATATGTTCATCTTTATTCGATGTGCCATCATCATCAACTATACCAAATTGAAATTCTCCAGTATTATTAGAAATATATCTAACCTTGTCAGCGTTGTTTGCATCTTGTAAAAGTACAAACGGCCCATTTGAAGAAACCGTCAATCCAGGCGCAGCGTTTCCAGTAAGACTTAATGGAGAACTTGTTCCAATCCCCACTAAATTATTAGAACTATCTACCTTTAATGTTGTAGTATCTACTGTAAGATCAGCAAGGGCCATCCCAGTTGAGTCAGAATCAATCTTTGCACTCGTTACTGCATCATCAGCTATATCGGCAGTGGCAATTGCACCGTCAAGTACCGCTGTGGATTTAATTGTATCAATTGCCATTTTTTAATATCCCTTAGTATAAATCATTCCAAGAAGTGCCATTGTAGACAACCGCCTTGTTTGTATCAGTTTGATACGCCAACATTCCAGCAGCAGGAGATGCAATCCCAGCAAGGGCAGCTGCATCAGCATAAGCAGGAAGATTGAAAGTTGTATTTGCAGTAACCGTTGTGCCTGTAACTGCGGCAGGAGTTGTTCCACCAACGATACCGTCAATGTTTCCTGTCACGTTACCAGTAATGTCGCCTGTAAATGTACCAGCGATTGCACCTGTACCAGTGATAGTCGGCGAAGTCAATGTTTTATTTGTAAGTGTTTGAGTTGCAACTGTACTTACAAGTTCAGCGTCACCACCAGCAGGAAGTGTCAATACGTTTGTTACTGCTGCACTATGTGGTTGTGCGATAATCTTTTGTCCATGAGTATTTACTTCACAGTTAAGAGTGATTGCACCTGAGTTTGAACCACCACCTTGAATTTCAACTACTTGGTTTGCAGCAGTAATCTCCAACTCACCAGTGGCATTCGAAATACCTTCAGTAGTAAGTGCAGTGATTGTCATTGCAGCTGCTGTTCCACCAATAGTTCCATTGAGGGTTGGTGCAGTTAATGTTTTGTTAGTTAGTGTTTCTGTTCCTGTAAGTGTTACAAAGGAATCAGAAGATAAAGAAGAACCATCACCCAATTTGGTGTATAGTTCTGTAAAGTTGGCGTTTACTTTGCCTGCGCCGGTACGAAGGTCATCGCCAGTTCCGTCATTTGCGGCAGAACCACGCCCAATTGCTTGATATGACATTTTTTAGTTTCTCCTAAAAGTTTATATTATTTATACAGTTATTTATAAGGTTTCGTCAAGGGTATATGCATTAGAATCCATAGAAATATCAATTTGGTCGTATGTCAAAAGTCCGCCAATTTGATTATCAAACCCTATCGTACCATCGTCAAAGGTTGTGCTTGTTCTTGAGAACAGTTGTTCATCTTCCCCAGCAGCCTTGTCAAATTTAGTATTTCCATTATCAAAAGTAATAGTACTCTGATCAAATGAATCTACATATCTCGCAGCAGTGTCACGAGTTCCACCACTCTCATCGAATGTCTGATCGCCTCTATCGAAAGTGGCAAAGTTATTATCGAATGCATTAGTCAAACCAGTGCGAGTGATAATAATTTCACTTGGTGGTGGGATGTTAATAATAGTCGAGTATGCTGTAAGAGGAATGCGATATCCACCAGAACCATCTGGTTCAGACAGTTCATTAATTCTATAACGTCCTATCTGTGCAAGACTATATTGGTCACGAGAGAAGTCTTTACCCAATGTTGGTGTCCTGTAAATGCCAGGATAATGTGGAATCTCAGCATGTTGAAATTCTTGAACAAAGTGTTGACGTACACCCTCTCCGTGGTGTTCATCATCTTCTCCTGTCTCTTGCACCAGATGATAATTATCTTCTGTCATAAGAAGAAATGAATCTTCATAATGTGGGTCAGCAGTGAATCCAAACATTGCAACATTTTCCAATGTTGAACCACTATAATGTGAACCTCTATTTAGATTCATTCTAACAGAAACATCAGATGTTAATGTAACATCTCTACCATCTGGAACATCAGATAGTTCTGCATATCCAGTTACAGGAGCAGAGACTAATGATGCATTTGTTACAGTACCCAATCGTCTTCCGAAGATTGTCGTAAACAAGTTTGTGAATGTAGATGCAAGTTCTGGTGAGAACGTATCGTCACCAGTAAAGTCGGCGATAGAACCAGCAGCAGGAACTTGAATTGTTGCAGATACTTGTGATGCAAAAGATACTTCACCAAATACATTCCACCCAGCTGGGTGTACTGAACGGCGAATCGAATCTCTCCATTGGTTGATGGACTCGCCAACACGAACAACATATGAGTAATCTTGATAGTAGAAACTATCTTGAACCTTCATACTATCAACAGATGGTTTACCTCTTTCAGATTGGAAGTCTCCAACTGTAGTACCAACAGTTCCTATTTCAACAGTACCAGTTGCAAAGTCACCTTGAACAATAGTTGCAGTGGCACCAGTAATAGTTGTAAGAACATCCCCCTCATCTAAAGTAACATCTGTTCGAACAATCAATAAGTTTCTTGTTGCATCAAAGTTAATAACTTCACCAATATGACTTGTAAGTGTATCACCGGCAGAGAATGTTCCAGTGTAATTCTTAATGATGAAGTTTCTATTAAACTGTCCTTCTGGAACAATAGTATAATCTAAACCAAAGTTTGTTATTGAAACATCACCGATAGCACCAATCTTAGGTGCAGAAGTAGAACACGCATAAAGTTCTGCACCAGAGCCTGTAGATGATGATACTGTAACAAGAGGCGTCTTTAAGAAACCGTTGCCTGCATTAACAACTTCAACTTTAGTAATCTCTCCTGTCTCTGATGCAACTCCCAAGTCAGTAAAGGTTCTTGGTTCAAGAATAATTTGAGTTCCATCTTCCAGAACAAGATTGTCAACTTCACCTACTGTAGTCTCTAGACTTGAGAAGAAAATATCTGCATCTTCTCTGAGAAGTTGTTTACCATCTTCCATGATGATATCACCAGTAAGGTCTGTAGAAGTGCCTTCTTCTCTTGCATACTCTAGAGCATCTGTCTCTGTCAATAGGAGAGAATTATCTTCTAGAACAATATAGTCTCCTGACTCACTAGATAAGTATGAGTTGTCCAATGTTGAATCTTCAAGTTCAAAATTGTCGATTGAAATTGTAAGTAGTTTTTCATCGTTCTCAGTAACAATTGAATCTGGTGATGTAGTTTGTTCTAGACTTATACCACCACCAACTACAGCAACCTTTGCCTGAACACTAGAACCTTCAGTTCCAGTTAGATTGAATACAAGATTATCACCTATAGTATATCCTGTACCACCATCTTCAATTAAAATTTCATTTACTGAACCTGGCGTAATAGATTCAATCCTGGCAGTTGCAGCATTATTACCACCTGTTTTAATATCAACCGTGTCACCAATATTATAATAAGAACCTCTATTAGAAACAGACAGCCCTGTAACAATTCCCTTAACCGTACCAGCAATTTCTAAATCTCTGGATATATCTGTAGAGGTAATAAGTTCACCCTCAATAAAATCTCCAACGATTGAGTTTTCGTCCAAACTCAATTCAGCGATATCAGTTGCGCCTTCTCTAAACTTAATAACAGTTATGAGAATAGCAGTTGCGCCAGAAGTAGAACCAGTTACAAACTCACCAATAGCAGACGTAAAATCTGAGTTTCCATTTTCAACAATACGAATTACTTTGTCTGTAGACCATTCACCATCTGATGAACGAATAAGATTATCTCTA